TTAGTCAATATGAATGAAATTCTCCTGGCGGCGGGACTTCTTATCCTGGTACATCGCCTCATCGGCAGCGCGTAAGGCCGCTTCAACATCGATACTCTGCGGATCGCAGGTGACCACCCCGAAGCTAGCGCCCTCATAGTCGATACGCTGTTCGCCGAGGAAGTAGACGCCGCACAGAGCCTGACGCAGAGACGTGACATACGCCTGCTGTGCGGCAGGCTGCTGGGCGCTACCGACGATCAAAAACTCATCGCCGCCAAGGCGGCCAACGATATCTTCCCGGCGCGCGACAGCGGTGAGTCGTTTGCCGACCTGCACCAGAAAGCTGTCGCCGCACGGATGGCCGAACCGATCGTTAATGGCTTTGAAACCATCGAGATCGATAAAAATAAGCGAGACCTGCTGCTGCTGGGCGCGGGCGGAGGCAAAGCGTAACGCCAGCTGCTTAAACAGCGCGCGGCGATTGGGAAGCTGGGTGAGCTCATCGGTAGACGAGTGCAGCTCCAGCGCGACGTTTGCCGCCTGCAGCTGTTGCACCAGGGTGTCTTTTTCCACGTAGTGGGAAATGAGCTTCGCAAACAGGCCCATGACCTGTTCGCCTTCGAGGTTATAAGGCTGTTGTTGCCGGCTGGTGGCGCAGAGGGTGCCGAACAGAGAGCCGTCGGCCAGGCGGACGGGAATGCTTAAAAAAGTAGCGATTCCCAGCTCCTGGGCGGCGATGCAGGAGTGCCAGCGGTTGGCAACGTCATTGCTAAACGTACACTGATCCTCAAGGGCGCGTTTGCAGAGGGATTCATCCCAGGGGACGGAAAATCCTTCCGGGATCTGCATTTCGCTGCTGTTGTGGGCGAACATGATCTGCTGCCGCTGGGCGTTGGTATCAATGCGGGTGAGGTAGGTGGACTCCATTCGCGTCACCGCCTCCAGCATCTCCAGCAGCTGGCGCACCAGGGTTTCCAGGGACTGTTCCGCAGCGAGGGTTTGCGACACCCGGGCAAGAATAAAATCTGACATGAATAATACAGCTCCAGCACGCCAAACGTCACCCCAGCATATTGGGCTGCAAACGGACATCAGCGTCAAATAAACAGTGATATTTTTAAATTTATCACATCTGTCTGGGGAATACTTGTCCACGCGGTGGGAAAAAAAGCCCCGTCGGGTGCGTTGGAAACACCCGGAACAAGGGGCTTTCAACGGTACAATGCGGAGTTGCGCGGCACGCAAGACCATTGAAAGCCATAACTAATTACCCATCTGTGGACATTATGTGGACGTTTCACACATCAGCGCTACCTCTCAGCGGGTTAAGCGAGATCGCGTCCTGAAGATATTCCGGTGCAAAGTGAGCGTAGGCCATAGTTTGCTCAATTCGCGCATGTCCTAAGATCCTCTGTAATGTAATTATGCTCCCCCCATTAATCATAAAATGCGTCGCGAAACTGTGGCGTAGTGCATGCGTCGCCTGGCCGGTCGGAAGATCAGGTTTTACCTCCCTGAGTATCTGCCTGAAGTCAGAATAAGACGCCTTACCAAATAACAACCCTCGCTTACCATCCGCTATGAGTTTTGCCACTTCCGCTGAAACTGGAACAGTCCGCTGCTTGTTACTCTTGGTTTTAACGAACGTCACACGATTCTGTATGATGTGTTCCGCCTTGAGTCGAGCCGCTTCGCCCCAGCGAGCACCAGTACTTAAACACAGAATAGCTATCTTCTTGTTGTCGCCATCCAGTTTAAAGAGCAAGTGCTTGATTTCGTCCTCTGTCAGATAGCCAGTTTCTGGGACTTCTTCTTTCAACTTCTTCCGCCCTCTGATCGGATGTTCACCCGAAAACAACTCGGCCTCGATAAGCGCTGTGAACATACCACTGATACTGTTGAGATCGCGGTTAATGGTGGAAGCTTTAATACCCTGGCTTCTTCTTGCCGCGTAATACTGACTAATCAGCGCTTTCGTAATCTGAAAAGCACAAGGATCGTCTGTAATCCTGCAAAACACGTCTAACTTGTTGCGGTTTATCCGACCGTGCTCCTCATGCTTGCCTTTCAAATTCCACCAAAGCTGTATCAGTTCAGACAGATGCCGCTTATCCGTCGGTTTTGATAACCATTCTTTGGTGTGATGGTTGAACTGGGTATGCTTCTCGAAAGCTACCGCTTCACTTTTCTTATCAAACTTCCTGCGGATACGCTTTCCATTGCGACCAGCAGGCCTGATGTCCACTTCATATCGACCATCATCGAGTTTCTTAATAGTCATAAGAAAACCCTCCGATGGGTGCGTTTGCCTTTAGGCCTTAACGCGTTGCAATTATGTGATGAATACTTTTCGACCAATAATAGACATTTGAAATGTATGTAAGCCTGGTTAATTGTTAACCAGTCTTTTGGTCTGAGTGCTGCGAGGTTGTTAAGTCTTGCCCAAAGTGTGCGAGGGCCGGTGCGATTTGACCGGATTCAGGGGACACCTGATCGGTCATAAACCAAAGAGCGTATTTACAGAATCGGGGGTGTTGGAGAATTTTCATCGCTATGTCGGTAGGCGGTATGGTCCTTCCGCTTTCATAATATGTGAGTGAGCTGTAAGGAACTCCTGTAATTTCAGCAAATTGCTTTCTGTTAAGTCTCTCGGACTCGCGAATCAACGCAAGCTTCTCACTAATAGCTGTTGACATGTTATCAAGATCCTCTAATATCTTCGGTATTCTCTACTGTTGTTCGATATTCTCTAAAAACACTAAGGCACATTAGAGAACATTGAAGCCCATTGGTTAGATCTAGATAAGAGGTTATCAGATGAACAAAAAAATTGTCAGTAGCAGCGATGCCATCCCGTATCAGGAGTTTGCGAAAATCATTGGTAAAACTCCGGCAGCCGTAAGAGGAATGATCGAGAAAGGGAAGTTACCTGTAATCGAGATGACCGATCCCCAGTCAACTTCTGGGCGTGCGGGCGAGTACTGGGTTTACCTTCCAGCCTGGAACAACGGCATGAAACTGGCCTACGAAAGTCGCCCAAAGGAGATCAGGGAAGGGTGGTTGATGTGGCTTGGTCTCGGTGAGCCAGGTCGATAGCCGGTTTCAGGAGAGGAAATATGAAGAACGGTAGCCGCGGATCAGTATCACAGCTCAATAGCAAAACCAGCCTCTACTGTGGTTTTACTATTCTGAAACTCCCACGCAAAAAACCGTACAGCCGCCAGCGCTATCAAATTACGCACACAGGCCATTATTACGGCATCGACTTTGCTTTATCAGAAGCATGTCGAACGATTGACAGAATCATGAGTAAAAAGCACTTCATTGCTTTTTAATCTCTGGGGGCGAAAATGAAACTCGAATATGCAGAAAAAATTAACTCGCTTTTACAATGCTTCCATTTCAATAAAGAGTTTCTGGAATGGAATCATGATTACTCTCTCCAGCTTTTACGCCACGGCGTATCCCACCTCTATCATTTCGCGATGCTTCAAGGCGAGAATGATGAATGCACTCTTGAAGAACTCCGCAACATCATTATTTCCGTCACCGATGGTGATATCCCTAAACCATACGACCTGCTATCTCTGGACGCTGAGCAACTGAAGAAGGCTATGAAGTTTGTTCAACCGCAGGAGGTAACCGTAGAGGTTACACCGGAGATCCTGGAACACCTGAAACTGGGAGCTAGAGCCTCCTGGCGGCTGGAGCCCCCTCGCTTTAACTGATCATCGGAGTACGCCATGTTCACCGAAGAAAAAACATCTTGGGAACAGGAAATGCTGATTCGAGAAGCAGTGGAAAGTGCCGAGCAGGGGTTCACTGTACATCTAAAAAATGGTGCTCGTATCACCATTAGTTCAAAAAGCCCGTCTAAAGATTTAATAATTTACGGGCTCGAAAAAGCAATTCGCGGTAATCACGATCGCGCGCGAATGACCTTTATTGATTTCATGTATTACTGGCATGAAAGGATATTCAAGCAGATTAAAAGAGAATCGCGCTAAAACAATTGATTAACCCGCTTCAAAAATAACGGCATTTACTTTGCCGGGGATACGTTTTGCCTTTTTCAGGAGGTTGCATGTCGGTTACGTCAATAAAGCCGGGAGGCGGAATAAGCGATCCAGAGTTTATGGGAATCAGCACCAATGCGCGCAAAGGCGAGCGCGCCCACTTACTCGGATTGCTGCGCATCCGTATGGGCCTGCTGAAAGAGCAAGGCCTTACCCCCGAAGAGATTTATTCAGCACTTGAGCAGTGGATAGCCAACCACGAAACAATCACCAGCGAGGGCAGTAAACCATGAATCACGTAATGATCGATTTGATTAACGTTAGTAAGAAACCGTCATCACCTCTGTGTGCCATTGAAGCTGTGTTTTTTGAACCCTCAACAGGGCAGATCGGAAAGGTTTTTTATTCTTCGATAGACATTCGTAAATCTGAAAGCTTGAAGGGCCGTATCAGCATTAGTACGGCATTCGATTGGATGAAAAAAGACTCTCACTGGCGCGCCGAAGTAATGAGCGCAACCGAAGCTGAAGAAGATGCACTTTGCAGCCTTGCTGCTTTCATCGCCGACAATACCTGTCCCCGGAACGCGGCGTTATTAGTATGGTTCAAAGATGCCCCGGAAAAACTGGTTTCACTTCGTTATGCCGTGGATCGCTTAGAGGTGTCAGGCATTTTCCCTGAAGGCACAAAATACCGCTGCATTCGTTCACTTCTCGACCTTGCTGCTGCCACAGACTATGCGCCTCATGCGAGAAGCGCCCTGGCTCGTTACACGCTCACTGACGCGCGATATCAAGCGGAGCAAGTCTGCGAAATCTGGCAGCGCTTGACCTCTCCACACATTGGATCGCTATGAGGGCTGCCATGCATTCGCATCTGTCTGTTGTTTGTAACGCGCCGTTGCCGGTTTGTAAGAGGGCGCTTGCCGCCCTGAATTGCTTTGCTCGTGGACAGCGTAATTACACCCGAGTCAAGCCACACGCCTATCTCGTGATCCGCATTGGCCTCCGTTGGCGTTTGCTCAGCAAAAACGGTGGTAAGCAGTGGCGACTGATGACCCATGAAACCTATAACCAGGAATGCCGCAAATGATTAAGTCACCTCTTAAGTGGGCTGGCGGTAAAACCCGCGTGTTGCCGGAGCTGCTGAAGCACTTACCTAAAGCCGATTGCTTGATTGAGCCCTTTGTAGGCAGTGGCACAGTCTTTATGAATACGGAATACCGCCGCTATGTGCTTTGTGACAGCAATCGCGCATTGATCAATTTCTTCCTCGCGCTCAGGGAAGACCCTGAAAGATTGATACTGATCGCCAGGAACGTATTCAGAAATGGCAATAACGAAGATAGCTATTACGAAGAGCGCAAGTTGTTCAACCACCTGTCGTGGGATGACGAGTGTGCAGATGATTACGTTGTACGGTGGGCTGCATCATTTTTATACCTGAACCGCCACTGCTTTAACGGGCTTTATCGCACCAACAGGGATGGCGGTTTCAATGTTCCATTTGGCAGCTATAAGGCGCCTTATTTTCCAGAAGCAGAAATGCGCCTATTTGCCGAAAAGGCGCGGGATACTCACGCGCTCTTTCTTTGTAATGATTTTCGTACTTCCATTCCGTACGTCGCCAGGAATCGCCTGGACTCCGTGATTTACTGCGATCCACCGTACATCCCGACTAGCAAAACAGCCAATTTTACCGCTTACGGCAAGCCATTTACCCTGGACGATCACCGCGCTTTGGTTACGGCGCTACTGGACGTTAATCGCCAGCATGGAACGCGCTCGGTCATCTCAAATAGCGACACACCAGAAACACGCCAGATCTACTCCGCTTTCAATCTCCACGCCTTCAGAGTTCGACGTTCCGTTAGCGCCAAAACCCGCGATATGGCCGGTGAAGTGATTGGCGTTCTTCGCGTGTGTGGTGGTTGCGGTCGTTCTGGTGGTGGAGGTTGCCCGGACTGTGGGGCGGTAATGGGCGATGCGACACATGCCGAAATGTTTGGCGCGCCGGCTTGTTGTGGCGTTGACCTGGCAAAATAAGATAACGACGGTGAGCTATGCCTGACTCCACATCCCTGGCATGGAGCTGGAATGCCAGAAAGCAGCCAGTAAACCCTTATGCTGTTGATGTGCCTGCACGGAAACCCTCTGCGCTGGCCGTCTGGATTGCGCTTTATGAGCAGGATAAAAGCGATCAACGCGAGCAGGCTGAAGCAATGAGTCGTGCAGCAGAAGAGTACCTCTTTTCTGTTGCACATTGCGATCCCTGGCACTATGACGAATTGAATGATGCGCTGATTGAGAAGGCTAAGCGACATGCAGAACTCCATCGTGTTGATCCTCTTACCCTGATTCGTGATGACGTCGCCAGCTTGCCTGGTTTCCTGCGCAAGCCGCTGGAAACAAGGATTAAGTATTTGGAAAAATCAGAAGATCCGCGCCATTTGCCTACCTATCTGAATGAGGTCATTACTCCCTCATTAGTGAGAATTGACAAGGTCCGTGCTAACCAGGCGTCGCTGTCATTCCAGGCCATGGCTGGCAGGGATAGCCTTGATCAACTCCTTCGACTTGCTGAACTGAATCAGCGGGAGGTTAAGCGGCTTTCAACGCTGGTCGCAACGCACATTGATATGATTTTTATCCAGCTTTGCGGTGAGATGCTGACCGATGAATTAGCTTCTCCCATCGTAATACTGGAGCTCTATCGTCGTGTGGCGGCCGAAGTGTCACGCCTTGATGTTATCCCGCCGGGTTATGAAGCGCTCCGCAGCAAACATAATCGCCGCAACCCGATTAATTACGAGCTGATACCGGGCGCGCTTGCCCGTATGCGTTGTGCTGACTGGTGGCAACGTAAGCTGTGGCAACTCCGCAACGAATGGCGGGAAGAGTTACTTCGGGCTGCGTGCCTTGTTCATCGGCACGCATCACCTTATGTCAGCCATGACATCCTGTTGCAGAAGCGGGAACAACGCCGTAAGGCGATGGATTTTTTCCGCAACCATGATCTGATTAACGAAGATGGCGACACGCTCAGCATGGAGGATGTGGTGCTTGCAAGTGCCAGCAATCCGGCGCACCGTCGTAATGAGATGATGGCTTGTGTCAAGGGCCTGGAATTGATAGCTGAAATGCGTGGCGACTGCGCCATGTTCTATACCATCACCTGTCCGTCTAAGTACCACGCCACACTGATGAACGGGAAGCCTAACCCTACATGGGATCACTCGACAGTTAGGAAAAGCAGCGACTATCTGGTTGATACGTTTGCGGCATTCCGTAAGGCAATGCACAAAAAAGAGCTGCGCTGGTACGGCGTCCGCGTAGCCGAACCACATCACGATGGCACTGTGCACTGGCATTTATTGTGTTTTATGCGCAAAAAACATCGACGTGCAATCACAGAGCTGCTGCGTCGTTTCGCTATCCGAGAAGATCGCGCCGAACTTGGCAATAACACTGGCGCTCGTTTCAAGTCAAAGCTGATAGACCCGCGAAAGGGGACTCCGGCCAGCTATATTGCAAAGTACGTCAGTAAAAACATCGATGGGCGTGGGCTGGGTGACACCGTCAGCAAGGAGACGGGTAAATCACTACGTGATAGTGCCGAGCACGTCACTGCGTGGGCATCGTTGCACCGTGTTCAACAATTTCGTTTTTTTGGGATTCCAGGCCGCCAGGCGTACCGCGAGTTACGATTGTTCGCATCGCAGGCAACTCGTGCAATGAAAACCAGCAAACCGGGCGCTCCGGTACTTATGGATCCAAAACTGGACGCTGTGCTCGCTGCTGCTGATGTTGGCTGTTTTGCCACTTACATCATGAAGCAGGGCGGTGTACTTGTTCCCCGCAAAAATTACCTCATTCATACCGCCTACGAGCCGACAGTCGAACCAGGAACCTATGGCGATCACGGGATTCGTATTTATGGCATTTGGTCGCCAATCACCGGTAAGGAAAACAAAATATGCACGCATGTCCATACCTGGAAGATGGTGAAAAAGGCTCCCGCTAACCCAGGCGCTGAAAGCGCCGCCCAGGGCGACCCCGTCGCCCCTTGGACTCGTGTCAATAACTGTCCCGAGGTTAAAAAACGAACAAATCAGCATCCCGGTTCACCGCCATTAATGACAGTGCCAGATGAGCGGGAAGAGCCTGAACAGTTCGAGATTGGTCAGTTAACACGCGAACAGCGAAAACAAGTGTTGGGAGGTATCCATACCCACAAACAGCAGCGGCATAAATCCCCCGCCGATGAGTTTGAGGCGCTGGCGTACAGCATTACCGTCGGCGACTGTACCGAATATGACACCCGCAGGGCAGAAAGCTATCTCAAGGCCGCCCAGGAAATTAGGCGGAGAGAGCAGGTTTTATCACCGGAAATCGCCGGACTGGCGGGCTTAGTTCAGTCATGGGCGAAAATGAAGAAGGTGCTGATCAGTAAACCGCAGACCTTACAGCTGGCACGCGGCAATGAAGTGACGGTGCTGGATACGGTATATCGCGCACATCCGGTTACTGGTGAGCTGTTAGTTACGGGGGTGGACATACACTGGCGAAAAACTCTAGCGAAGCACAAGGCGGACACTCTGATTAACCGTTGGCGTCAGGCGGCTAGGGAAGTGTGATTCACAAATCATACTGTGATTTTATATAGGATTACGCTTTCATGTTCGGATGATAAGTGCAATACTATTAAAATAGTCCGGAATGTGTTTTTATTTTTTTGTTGTATATCAGGAGGTTGTGATTCCCATGGGCGATTTAAGCGGCATTCAGTCTGATTTAGCCCAGCTGGTTAGGCTGGTGATAGCCGAACAATATGATGATGTTAGGTTGTATGTCGCTCGTTTAGTTCGTAAGTATCGTGACTCATCACCTGAATTGGCGGCTCAGCTTGATCAATACTTGCGTTCGAAACCTGCGAACAGCCACAACAGCTTGCGTAAGGCATCTAGCCCCACGCACACAGTTTCCCCACAGCCTTTGCCTGTGGATGATGAATCGCGATTAAGTCTACTGAAGACGCCAGTTCTGAAAGATGAACTTGAAAAACCTGTACTTTCGGAAAAAAATGAATCGGTATTAGACAGGCTCATACTCGAGCGCAAAAGTATCCAACGGTTAAACGACTTGGGATTGTCACCGACGCGATCTGCAATTTTCGTAGGTCCTCCAGGGGTGGGCAAAACTTTAACGGCAGCTTGGTTGGCAAAACAACTCAATGTGCCATTTTATATCCTTGATTTAACTGCTGTTATGAGTAGTTATCTTGGCAAAAGCGGTAATAATTTGCGAGCAGCATTAGATTACGCAAAGAAAAAACCATGCGTATTATTACTTGATGAAATTGATTCGATAGCTAAAAAACGTAGCGACGACTCTGACATTGGTGAACTCAAGAGACTAGTAACAGTCATCTTACAGGAAGTTGATGAATGGCCGACAAATTCTTTATTGTTGGCGGCCACAAATCACGAGGAGTTGATCGATCCTGCATTATGGCGCCGCTTCGATATGATAGTTAACTTCGAGAAACCAGATGCTGCAAGTATTTCTGATGCGTTAAGAAGGTTTTCAGGGCCTGATTTTGCAATGTTTTCACGCTGGGTTGATATTTTGACCTTAACGTTTAAAAATGAATCATTTAGCAACATTGAAAAAGAAGTAAATAAATTCCGTAGAGCAGTGGCATTAGGGATTGCATCTGATCAGGAATTAATTGAAGAGTTTATAAAAAGTAGGATTTCTCTATTGGAACGTACTGAGAAGCTGGAGGTGGCTTTAAGCCTCAGTAAAGAGACAAAGCTCTCACAGCATTCTATCTCAGATATTACCGGGGTTAGTCGAGATACTATCCGTAAACATCGTGCCTCTGAGGGCACAGTTGCATAAAAGGAACGGTAATGGCTACTAATTTTTTAATAGGTCGCGGTGAATTGCTGGCAAGTGCTGTTGTTGGCCCTCGACGCGGAATGGATAAATCAGAGGTTTACACTTTTGCTGAAGCAAAGCAGAGATTAATACCTCAAGTTGAACAAGCAACATCTGATTTGGATGATTTGCCAGCTGTTGCTTGCCCAAATGATTTTGCTGTAGCTACTTTAACACTTAACCCTAGTTATATTGCTCGTTCTTTTTTTCCGGATACTTTACTCCGGGAAAATAACCTGCAATCAATAGGAAGTAAGACTGTTAAAATTAAGCCTGACGGTTGGAAACGCAAAGCCGAAGTGACAGAGTTTCCAACTACCCAAATTTTTGTGGCGGGTAAACGCTCTTCTTTCAAAAATATAATTCCATGGGTACAGTCTTTAGACGATGGTAGTGACGAAGCGATAGACTTCGCACGAATTGAAATGTTTTCTGCTTATAAGCCAGAAGAAAGAATAGTCCCCTTTAGCAATAGGGAAGCCGGCGAGTTCTTCGAGGTTGGCATACATCTTTTACCGAGTAACAATAGTGACCTAGTTCAATCAGCGTTTATGGGTTATGCCGAAGATAATGGCATTACTCTTTACTCAGAGCTTTCTTTTACGGCGGGTAATCTTTGGTTTGTCCCCGTTCAGTGCGGTCAAGAAAAAATCGAGACTTTATCCTTATTTACATTTGTTAGGGTAATTCGCCCCGTACCTCCCCTGCGCGGTATTCGTCCAATACAAAGAGCCTCGGGTGTTAAAATTCAAACATTATTACCCAGCGATCCACCTGTAAGTGATTTAAGAGTAGCTATTTTAGATGGTGGTCTGCCTAAACAACACTCAATACAGAAATGGCTTAATTCATATCGAGTTATGGATGATGGTGCTTCGGATGATAGCGATGCGTTACAGCATGGCCTCGCAGTAACATCAGCGTTTCTTTTTGGCCCCTTAAAAGCCAGAACCATGGCCCCTCGACCATATTCTTATGTTGATCACTTGAGGGTTTTAGATGCCGACATCTGTAATGAACATCCTCTTGAACTTTATAGAACTCTAGGGTTGATTGAAGAGGTTCTTCTTTCTAGACAGTATCAATTCATTAACTTAAGTTTAGGGCCTAATTTGCCTATTGAGGATTCAGAAGTTCATGCATGGACTTCTGTGATCGATGATCTGCTCAGCGATGGTGAAACGCTGATGACAATCGCTGTAGGAAATAATGGTGAGATGGATAAAGAGTCTGGCAATGCTAGAATTCAAGTACCTGCTGACTCAGTGAATGGTCTTTCTATTGGTGCAGCCAATTCTACAGACTCTAACAAATGGGCGCGATCCTCATATAGTGCTATGGGGCCTGGAAGAAGCCCTGGAGTTATTAAACCTGACTTAGTTACTTTCGGTGGTGAAGAGCGTGAATATTTTCACGTTCTAACTGACGATACAAATCCAGTAATCGCACCTCAAATGGGTACAAGTTTTGCCGCTCCATATGCATTACGTACAGCGGTTGGAATCAAAGCTCTTTTAGGTGGAGATCTAACAACATTGGCGATCAAAGCGCTTATGATTCATTCATGTTCTCAAAAAGATTATTCTCATGCAGAAGTTGGTTGGGGAAAACTACCTGAAAATATTAATGATATAATTGTAAGTCCCAATGGAGTAGCCAGAATCGTGTATCAAGGAGAATTGAAACCTGGCAAATACCTGAGGGCAGCATTACCAATACCAGATGGCGGTCTTAATGGTATGGTGAACCTAACTGCAACCTTTTGTTTTTCAACTTCTGTTGATCCTCAGGATTCAGCATCTTACACAAAAGCAGGACTCGAAATATCGTTCCGACCTGATGAGAGTAAGAAAAAACAAGGTGCTCAGAATGCTGACACCAAAGGTTTTTTTGAACTAAAAAAATATGCCAATGAGCAGGAGCGTCGCTCTGATATGGGCAAGTGGGAGACAGTGCTACATGCATCAAAAAGTATGCGTGGCACTTCTCTAAATAAACCTGTATTCGATATTCATTATAATGCGAGGCAAGGCGGAGGGGCGATACAAGGTAATAAAGCTGAGAAAATTAAATATGCATTGATACTTACGATAACTGCAAATAAACATCCGGATCTGTATAACGATATATTACGAAGTTATAACCAGATCTTGGCACCCATTCAGCCTCAAGCAACTATACCTGTCAGAACTTGATTATCCATCAAAAAGCCTCATGTTTGAGGCTTTTTTATTAACACTGCACAGAGAGGGATTGGGTCGGTATTATCTGCGTCGTATCGGGTATTGGGTTGAGACACTAGAAAAGCCCCTGCCAGCGGGCTGCTGAGGGGCTCACGTGCAGTGTAGCCAGTTGTGGTCATGTTGGCCGTTCCTCGTCTTTTTCTTTCTTGCACAATAGTGCGCAGATTTGCACAATTTTTTTGATATACTTTTTCCTTTTTAGGCCCATGCAAGGTGCGGTCTGAGGCCGGTTTGGTATATGCACGAAAAATGGAAGGGTAGCTGCGCGCAGGTGACGGGGGGCAAGCCCCCGCAAACGGGTCAGGGTAGGGAAGGCGGAAGAATACGCAATTTCACGGGTTCTGAGTCACGGTGAGCGGTGATTTTAGGTAGAGGCATGCCTCTCGCGCAGGCAAAAAGCAGCGACGCGCAGAGGGGCGCTGATGCGGGATTCTTTAAGCAGTAAAGATGAGGCCAGCGAAAACGCTGGCCTGGTATAGATGGCTGATGTTGTTTAAAGAAACTGAATTTTTTTGGCGGTTATTTCTCAGGGGTAAGCAACGCATATGGGTTGAAACGGATCACCTCTTCTCCTAGCCACTCGTTGACCACCTTCAGAGCCTCCATTACTGGCGTCAGCTCGTTGATAGCGTAGACCCGTGCGGCCTTCTCGATATCCCCAAACGATCCATTTCCTGCTGGCATGGCGCCCATCAGCTGCGGTGGGATACGGTGCGCCGCGAGTATGTCGTCCCTGGTGGCGTTCTTAATGTTGATAAACTCATCTTTCGCCGTGATCTGTTGAAACGGCAGGATCTGAACGCCATCCTTGCCGCCTCCTGGCGCATGCAGCAGTACGTTTTTAAATGCCCCTTTCCCGCGAGCGCCGGTCAACGTTTCTTTGACTGTTTTCATGCTTTTATCGTCAATTTGTCCCGCGCCGATATAGACAATGCATCCCGCGTGGGAGCCGTTGTCGTAATACAGCTTGCGGAACATATCAGCGGAGTGTGACAAACTGGCCGCCAGCAGCGCTGCCATATATTCGGGCATGCCGTAGACCTCCTGATTAATGTCAGGATTTAGAACGTGACACACTGAACCCGGTTTAAACGAGTGTTCCTCTTTCCAGCGCCGGATGAACCAGTATTGATCGAGATCCGTACTCCCACGCCGGGTGTATTTCGCCAGTGAATGCCGGAAGGGAAGTAGCCCGCCCAGGCGATTGCGCGGTAGTTCAAGGTAGGCATTGCCAAACGTGAACCAGTCCAGCGCGAAGGCTGAGAAGGTTTGACGGTTGAGCAGCTTGTGCGGGATAAAACAGCCGGTGAGCACATTACGTTTGAAGTACAGGGCAGACTCATGCCAGGCGCTCTGGCGCGGAGCTTTAGCCAGCCCATAAAAATCTACCGGTGTTTCATAGTATCGCCCGTTATCTAGGCAATAGAGATTGTCCAGCAAATCGGCCATATCACGCACGGGATAAGGGCCATCAAAGCTGAACGCTGTCAACGCGGGATCGGCCTTCAGTGACTCCGCAATGTCAGAACCGGCGGTGCTGGCTATCGGCTTTTTACCGTATTTCTTTTTCACAGTTACCATCCCATTGCGAAACCACCGCCGCCACTTTCCTGGCCCAACGGTTCATTAATAATCGAAAGCATGGTTGCCCACGCCATATCACCATGGCTTACGCCGCGCGATCGGTCAGTTTCGTAAGTGATGAAACCGCCGGGCGTAACAACTTTGCGAACAGCGTTAAAGGCTCTGACCAGGCCCTGCTCGCTGCGGTCATATTCCCAGCGGCCGGCGCGGATGACCTGCAACATTTTGAGGACAAGGGCGCGCTTGGAAGAGAGGCTCATCTGGTAGCAAATAGCCGCCGGGAACCAGTTTTTAACAATCTGCCAGACCGCCTCCCCGACGCCTTGTCCGTCGATGGCGATGTGAGTGACGTTGTAGCGCTCGGCAGCCTCTTTGATGACCGCCGCCTGCTGCTCAAACTCCAGCCCTCGCAGTTGCTTCAATTCAACCGTGCGAAACCGACCGCCAGCCACAAGGGGAGGGACCGTCACGGACAGAGCACCGGCATCACCATTGCCGCTGCCGCCGTTGGCGTCGTAGCCCAGCCACACTTCACGTTGGCCCATAGGGCGACTGGCGAACGGTTTCCAGTCGGGCCAGTCGTCATACCCGTCAGCGCCGCACCCCAGTAACTGGCTAAGATTGAACGCGCTTTCGCCGTCTTTGACGAACTCGCACATGTACAGGTTTTCAAATTCATCAGGGCTGTTTTCGTCCCGGATTTCATCAATGTCGGTGTAGTCCCAGCCGTTATTGATAGCATCCTGAATAGTGACGATTTGCCGCCACGTTTTGTCCGGGTAAAGCACGCCGCTATGGGTTTTCTTCCAGGACACGTCAAAGTCAACGCGCTGCGCTTTAGGCCGTTTCGCATTCCATCGATCGCCGGTCCAGAACTGATAGGCTTCATGGCTTTCGCTGGATGGAGTAGAGAAGTAAGTACGCGTTAAGCCTTTAAGTGTTGCCATGGCGCCGGCGACCTTACGCAGGTTGATAAAGTTTCCTGTCCAGAAAAACTCATCAAATCGCAGGTGGCCGGTGTACGACTGCGCCGTCGCCGCCGACGTACCGAGAAAATGCAGCTCTGCGCCGTTTGACAGCGTGATTTGCTCGCCGCCTTTAAGTTCGACGTCCACCTCTTCAGCCGCTTTGCGGATGAAGTTGCGGAACTGTAGCGCCTGCTTTCGTGATGCTGACAGAAAGATTTGGTTGCGCTGGTAGTCGTGCTTAACGTCTGTTCTCAGTGCGCCCAGCAATGCCTCGCGGGCAAAGTACCAGGTAGCGCCAATCTGCCGTGATTTGAGGATCATCCGGTTACGCTGATCTCGTTGTTCGTACCAGCCGCGCTGATGCCATGCGAGAGAGTCGAGAATTTTTAAGCGCAACGCCTCGATCTGCTCCTCGGAGAAGTGGTTTTTCTTCTTGCGACGACTGGTTTTTTTTACGCCGCTGATAGTGGAGGCCTGCCCGGTATCCAGCTTTTTCAACTGCCGGGTTAACAGATCAATCTCTTTGAAATCGCCACTGGTTTTATTGTCTTTCGCGCTCAACTGGCAGAGACGGGTATCAATGGATTGCGTCACCCGTTTGATGGGCGTTGTGTCATCCCATGCGTCGCGCTTTTTCCACGAATAAACCGTGTTTGAGTTGATACCCATGAGTCGCGAAATTTCGGCGGGCGGGTAACCCTGCCAGTAGAGCTGCTTTGCCCTCAATCGAATAAACGCATCCTGAATCATCACTTCCCCCTTTTGAGCAGGGAGATTACCTGCGCGCGATCCTCGCGGCTCGGGCTTTCAGGTCTGGCCGTTCTCCGACAACAAAACCGCGTGGCGCCGGGCTTTCAGGCTCTGCGATGATGCAGCGACTGACATTAATCAACAGGATAAAACGACATGGCCAGCACGACTAAACCCGCCCGCAAAAAGTTTCGCGTTGCGGTTTCCGGCGCTACCGTTGACGGGCGCGAGATCCAGCCGCAGCACCTCCGCGATGCGGCGGCGAGCTACAACCCGGCCGTTTACGGCGCCCGCGTGAACGTGGAGCACTATCTCTCCATGCTTCCTGACAGCAATTTTGGCGCCATGGGGGATGTTGTTGCTTTAAGCGCGGAGGATATCACCGAAGGGCCGCTGGCCGGTCGTACGGCGCTCTATGCCGAGATCGACGCTTCGGCACGAATGAAGCAGCTCACCGATGAAGGAAAAAAAATCTATTCCAGTATTGAGCTGCATCCGCAGTTTGCCCTTAACGGTAAGGCGTATGTGGTCGGCCTGGCGATGACGGACACCCCGGCAAGTCTGGGGACTGAGCGCCTTAAATTTGCCGCGCAGCAGCGCGCGCAGGTGATGGCCTTCAATAACCAGCAGATCGAGGCGCCGCTGTTCTCTGATGCGCTTGAAGCTGAAGTGATCGAATTGGCAGCTCATCGCAGCGAGGAGGGCGTCAACTGGTTCAACCGAGTGATGGGCATCCTTGGCAAAGGCCAGAAAACCGACGATCAGCGTTTCAGTCAGTTGCATCAGGTTGTTGAAGCCGTTGCTCAATCTCAGGCAGACCAGATTGACCGGTTCAGAGCCCTGGAACAGGAACGCCAACAGGATAAAGCCACCATTCAGCAACTGACCAGTGAACTTAACGAGCTGCGCGGTCAGCTTCAGCTCCAGCCCGCAGAAAATTACAGCGCACGACCGGCGGCAACCGGCAACAGCAGCGCGCAGCTTGCAGACTTCTAAGAGGTAACCATGGAAAACCAGACCCGCGAACTATTTGATAAGTACATTGTGCGCCAGGCACATCTGAACGGTGTCTCACCCTCAGCCGTTGCCAATCGTTTCAGCGTCGATCCGACTATCCAGCAAAAACTGGAACAGGCCGCCATGGAGTCGGATGACTTCATGAAGCTGGTTAACCACTTTGGGGTTAAAGAGCAGGAAGGGCAGAAAGTAAAAATTGGCAGTAAGGGACCGATGGCGAGCACCAATAACAGCTCGGACGGCACCAACCGCCGTAACCCTGCACCGAACCATAACAAAGAGCCGCAGAACTACCACTGCCGCAAAACCAACTATGACTATGCGCTTTCATATGCGGAGCTGGACGCGTGGGCCGGTCACCCTGAATTTCAGTCATTAATCAGTAATGCGATGGCTCGTCAGTTGGGGCTGGATCGCCAGATGATTGGCTTTAATGGCACGCATTACTCTGAAAACTCCGACCGCACGACCTACCCGTTATTGCAGGATTGCGGCGTTGGCTGGCTGCAAAAAATCCGCAATGAAGCGCCGCAGCGCATTATGCCGGGTATCACGCTGACTTCCCGTGATGAGAATAACGCGGTGATTGCGTCTGGCACATACGGCAATATTGACGCCGCCGTGCTTGATGCGCGCCACAGCCTTATGGATCCCTGGTTCCGCCGCGCTCCCGGCCTGGTGACTGTGCTCTCGTCCGATCTGCTGTTGAAAGTGAACCTGCCGAAAGTGAACGCGCTCAGCCAGACCAATCCGAATACCGAACTTCTGGCCGCGCAGCTCATTGTCAGCCAGGAAAAGATCGGCGGCCTGCCGACGGTCTTTGTCCCGGGCATTCCTGAAGACGTCGTGCTCATCACCAACCTGAAAAACCTCTCTGTGTATTACCAGAAAGGCTCCCTGCGTCGCTCTATCCGCGAAGAGCCGCACTACAACCGCGTGGCGACTTACCAGTCCAGCAATGATGACTATGTCATTGAAGAGTACGGCATGATTGCCATGATCGACGGCGTGACATTCGCCTGATAATCCCCATCACATGGCGGGCAGCAAGCCCGCCCAGGAGAATGAACCCATGCTGACACCGGCACAAAGACACTTTCAGAAGGTCATGGCAGAGAGGCGGGGCATCAGTGATGAGCGTGACGCGGAGACGCGCACCGCGCATGAGCAGATCCTCTTTCGCCTGCATATGCATAAATCTTCGCTAAGCCAAATCCAGTCCCGCCAGGCGAAGGCCGCTGTAAAGGCCAGCATCCTTCCTGAGTTTCAGGGATGGATTGACGGCACGATCGAGGGCGACAGCGGGCGCGCGGATCCGGTCATCACCACGCTGATGGTGTGGGCGGTGGACTGCTCCGACTATGCGCTGGCGCTGCGTATCGGGCGCTATGTCGTTAAGCATGGCCTGAGCATGCCGGATGACAACTATCGCCGCCCGGCACCCACGGTACTGGCCGAGGAAATCTGCAATCCCATTCTGAACCTCGCCACCACGGACGCCGGAGCCGATTTGTCAGGCTATATCCCCATGCTGGACGAGCTGGCCGAAATTGTGGCTGACAGTGATATGCCGGATGAGGTCCGCGCGAAGCTGTGCAAGGTGAGGGCGTTTTGCCGTCGCGACACGGAAGACGCGGAAACCAAAGGCGAAGCGCTGAAACTCTTCCGGGAAGCCATGAGCCTGAACCCGGGTGCCGGTGTGAAACGGGAGATCGCTTCTCTGGTCAGCGCTTTGAAAAAGGCGCCGCAGACCAGCGCGGCAAGTGGTGATGCGGAAGATGAGACTTCATCCAGCGATACAGCAGCAACCGAAACACCCGCAACACAAAAAGCAACACGAACGCGCAAGCAGACGAAAACGGCGGCCGGCACTCAAAAAGCCACCCGCAAAACGGCGGCAAAAAAGACAACGAAAACCGCCACAAAGTAAACGCCTGAGCGTAATGAACTGGCCCCGCGCCACAGGCGGCGCGCCCGGCGATCTGCCCGTGAAGCGGTCTTTTTACCGGACGCCCACCGCCTGACCTACCGGAGAAACGACGATGAGTTTTATCGCGCAGCGCCCCGTCAGACCTGCTGAAAGTGATGTGACAGACGTGGACGACGGCGGCGCACAGATTGCCATCGGCACTTTCTGGCCGACGGTAAAACTCCACGATCTGCGCCTGGCTGCCCGCATCGCCGGTGACATTACAACATCCCGATTAATGCATATGGCAACGGAGGCCGCGCTGCATGTCGCGGATCAATTGAAGGACTGGCGCAAGCAAAGGGAAGCGGAAGGTGCGGAATCTCTGGCCTCTGTGCTGCTGACTTCTGTCGGTGAACCTGTCGAGCAGATTAACGGCGAAAGCGCAAAAGTTTACCGCTTCCGGCGTGCGGTCTACTCCTTCACGCGCGCCAGTGTTCTGGAGGGTTACAGGGATGTTGGCACCACGCCAAAAGGTGACAAAGACGCCGAAGCCCTGGACAGGCAAATAGATGATCTCTGGCGGGACGGACGCTGGAGTATCGCTGACATTCGGGAAGAAGCCCGTATCTATGCGGAGCTGTTCTGATGAAAGTCAGGGCGTTGCAAAACGACACGGTTGATCAGCTCTGCTGGCGTCATTACGGCAAAACCGCAGGTGTCACGGAGAAGGTGCTCGAAGCCAATCCGGGACTGAGCAACCAGATATTTTTGAATGCCGGGCAGGAGATCGAAATGCCCGTGATAACCAGCGAGGTGGAACGGGTAACCGTCCAGTTATGGGAATGACTCTGGATCGTATTAACGAATATTTTGCGTTTGCAACATCCGCCCTGGTGACCGGCGTAGGCGTCATGACCGTCAGCGAAAAACTGGCGCTGGCTGGCCTTCTTCTGGGGATTGTTTCCGCCGTCCGGCTGGCGATTCACCGCCGCCGCATTGAGCAGGCCAGCCAGCGCCGTAACGATTTGATAGAGCAGATTCTCCGCCAGGCGCAAACCCGCAACCTGTCGGACCGCGAGCGGCAGTTGCTGGAGCAACTGCACGGAGACAAACCTGCATGAAGAACATCATCAAAAAATGTTCGATTGCGGTGATAGTGGCTCTGGGCATTTCGCTGGCGCCCGGGAGCGTCAGAACATCGAAAGAAGGGCAGCAGAAAATTGCAGGTTGGGAAGACTGCCGCAGCACGCCTTATTACTGCACGGCGGGGGTGTTGACGGTTGGCATTGGCTCCACGGGCGGCGTGGAAAACCGCGAATACAGCAACCAGGAAATAGCGCGGCGCTGGATCAACGATCTGCAACGGGCGGAGAACTGCATCAATAACAATTTCCATGGTGCCGACATGCCGCAACTCACCTTTGAGGCTATGACGGATGCGGCCCTGAATCTGGGCTGCACCGGGCTGATGTGGTTCACCGATAAAAACGGACGCAAGCAGAGGACCACGATCTGGAAGCATGCCCAGGCCAGACAATGGCCGCAGATGTGCAACAGGCTGACTGATTTCGTCAATGTGGGCGGTAAGCGCTCCGCCGGCCTGGTTAACCGGCGCAATGATTTTAAAGCCTGGTGCCTGCTGGGCCTGAGTACGCCGTCATGAGGGCGGGCAGTGTGATTGTGATGCTTGTCCTTCTGGCTGCTGTCTGGTGGCAGACCGACCAGCTGAGCGAGGCCCGGACCCGCAACAAGCTGCTGACCGAAACGGCGACCGGTTACGACCAGGTTATTCAGGAAGTGAAGGCGACCGCCATACAGACCCACAAATTACTGGCAGAGGTGAAAGTCCGTGAGCAACAGCGTAATGCAGAAGGGGAGCACCGACGTGAAGCAATGCAGGCCGCGTTCAATGGTGACGCGTGCGCTGTTACTCCTGTGCCTGACGCTGTCAGTCGCAGCCTGCAAAAACGCGCCGCCCGCGCCGGTCATTCAGCTGGTCCGTGAACCCGTCCCGGAGAGTCTGACCGAAGAGACACCACGCCCGGCGCTGGATAAGCCAGTGACCTGGGGCGCGGTGGCGATATTCAGCGACAGGCTGATGGATGCGCTTGATGCCTGCAATGCTGACAAAGCGGCGATCCGCCAGTGGGACAGCCTGCGCCAGAACACCCGAAAGGAGCCATAAATGCTGAAGATAAACACACTCCGCGCCGCCATAGAGAAAGCAAATACCTGGTGCCGGGCGAACCCGGAAGCCTGGACGGTGTTTGTTGAAGAGGGTGGCATTGAAACTACCGGTGAAACGCCGTCGTTCATGTATCGCTATTCTCTGGTGCTGTTCGTCATGAACTACGCAGGGAGCATTGACGACTTCACGCTGCCGCTGATGGCCTGGCTCTGGTTTAATCAGCCCGATCTGCTGCTGAACCCCGATAAAAACCAGCAGATTAAATTCACCACACTGATTAACAACGATGACACCGCCGATCTGATGTTTGAGTTGCCGGTGCGTCAGCGGGTACTGGTACAACTGGATGAAAACGGTGTGCCGTATGCCGAGCATTTGCCAGAGCCGCGCCCGCGCGTGCTGGCACCCCACGCCGCAGGCTGGGGGCTGGTATTTGAAGGCATGCTTCAGGAGGCCGGAGCGTGAGCGATCGCATGTTCAGCGAGCTGGATCAAGTCTTTCAGGACATCCTCGACGGCGTCAGCCCGGCGGGGCGCACCCGTACCGCGCGCAAAATTGGTCTGGCACTGCGTCGCAGTCAGCAGCGCCGTATCGCGTCACAGAAAAACCCGGACGGCAGCGGCTATGCCGTGCGCCGCCGTAAGGTTTACCGCACCCAGCAGGGGATCAAGTTCTTCTGGAATAACGAGGTGCGGGCGCTGAAAAACTGGCGCGGCGGGCGCGGTAAATATGGCCGGACAATCACGGGTTTTGACGAGAAGCGCCGGGATATCCGCACCTTCTACCGGGCCGATATCGAGCGGTATCTGGAAATCAAAACGCAATCAGCTACGCATTCAGAGACAAAAAAAGCACCGATGTTTACCCGCCTGCGCACCCTGCGTTTTATGAAGCTCAGGCCGGACGCGGGCGGCGTCACCGTAGGATTTGACGGCATCGCTGCGCGCATTGCCCGTATTCACCAGTACGGCCTCAAAGACGAGGTTGGTCCGGGCGCTTACGCGCAGTACCCGGCGCGTGAACTACTGGGCATAACTCCGGCAGACCTGAGCGCTACGGAAAACGCCGTTATCAGCAGTCTGGGCGGTGCGTCATGAATGCTGAGCTGATGCGCCTGCTGGAAAACATTCTGCGCCTGGGCGTCGTGGAACAAATCAGCGCCGACAAGAAAGCGGTGCGCGTTCGCTCCGGCAGGTTGCTGACCACCTGGATCCGCTGGAACGTCACCCGCGCAGGGGCATTCAGCATCTGGCTGCCGCCCTCGATAGGGGAGCAGGTCTGGATCGGTTGTCCGGGCGGCAACCCTGAAAACGCGTTTGTGATTGGCTCTGCATACAGCGCAGATAATCCGCCAACGGGCAGCAACCTGCTGGAAATCAGCATCACCGCACCGGATGGCGCGCGCCTGCATTACGACGCCGCCGCCGATGCCGGAGCACTGTCCGTGACCGGTATTAAAACCGCGCATATCCAGGCAGAGACCCGCGTCACGCTGGACACACCGGAGGTGGAATGCACGGAACACCTCAAAACGCGCACTTTCGAACTGACCCACGGCGGCACGATGGCCGGTGATGTGTTCCATTCCGGCGGCGTGTTGCAGTCAAACGGGATCACCGTACATGAACATAAACACGGTGGCGTGCAGTCTGGCGGGAGTACCACGGGAGGTCCGCAATGACAGCCAGTTATACCGGGATGAACCCGGAGGGCACCGGCGCGCTGACCGATCACGATCAGCTCTGGCAGTCCGTGACAAAAATCCTCACCACGCCAACAGGCTCCCGTGTGATGCGCCGGGACTTTGGCAGTGTGGTACCTGATTTACTCGATGCGCCACAGAACACCGTCACCCGCATGCAACTGATGGGCGCCACCGCTATTGCGCTGGCGCAGTGGGAGCCGCGGATCAGTCTGACCACCGTCAATGTGGTGTTTTCAGAAACAGGCGCGGTGACTGCTGAACTGACCGGCACTATCACGGAAACCATGACAGAAACCAGTAACACCATCAGGCTAAGGAGCTAGTGTGCAAACGTCCGTCGATTTATCTCAGATCCCACAGCCTGATATCGTCGAGGTGCCCGATTTTGAAACGGTGCTGGCTGATATCCGGGCGCTTATCGTGGCGGCCATGCCTGTGGAACTTCAGGCTTCTGTGTCTGCTGCGATGCTGCTGGAATCTGAACCGATGGCGGCACTGGCCCAAGCCTTCACCTATCGCGAGATCCATCTGCTGCAACGTATCAATGAAGCCGTGCGCGCGGTGCTGCTTTCGAGCGCCCTGGGGGCGGATCTCGATCAGGTCGCCGGGAATTTTGACACTGAACGCCTGCTGATTACCGAAGCCACCGACGAGACGGACGCAGTATATGAAAGCGACGAAGAGCTGCGCGGCCGCACGCTGCTCTCATGGGCTCGCCTGAGCACGGCGGGCGCCAGAAATGCCTATCACTATTTTGCGCGAGGTGCGGATGCGGATGTGCTCGATGTGCGCGCCTATGGCCCTGAAACCCATAACCAGGAAGGACGAGTTTTTCTCTACGTGCTGTCACGTACCGGAGATGGGACTGCCCCGCAGGCGCTGCTTGATAAAGTCCTGTCAGCGGTAAACCCGGAAGACGTGCGTCCGATTACGGATTATGTGGCTGATTATGTCCGCTCCGCTGTGATTGTGAGTTATCAGGTGGTTGCTGATATTTACGTCCCTTATGGCGTGGACACCGCCACGGTGCTGGAAAAAGCCACCGCAGCACTGAACGAATACACTGCCTCTGTGCATCTTATCAACGCCACCGCTGCACGGTCAGGCATAGACGGGGCGCTGCATCAGGACGGCGTTGTCACCGTCGATTTGCATTCACCCGTCGCCGACGTCGTTGCGACGATGGGCGAAGCCCCGCATTGCACCTCCGTTAAAATCAATCTTGTGGTGATGGACCATGACCGCTAATTATCCCGCCAGCATTCTGCCCCCCAACGCCACCGCCGTGGAGCGGGCCATCGACAGAGCCAGCGCCGCAGCGCTGGAAAGGTTGCCTGTATATCTGATCCGTTGGGTTAAAGATCCGGACAGTTGCCCGCTGGCGCTGCTGCCGTGGCTGGCGTGGGAATATCAGGTTGATACCTGGAATATTAACTGGTCAGAACAAAAGAAACGCGATGCGATCAAGCGCGCCCACTACATCCACCGCCATCGTGGTACGGTCGCCGCCGTCCGTCATGCCCTGGTGGACAGTCCTTTCGGGACGGATATTGTTGAATGGTTCAATCAGAACCCGAAAGGGGATCCGTATACCTTTCGCCTGAACGTGTATCAGAACGATTTGCCGGTGACGGAATACGACCAGCAGGATCTAAAACTGGCGGTGCTGCGCGCCAGGAATCTGCGCAGCTGGTTTTCCGTTCATGTATTTGGCCGACTTCAGGGAACCTCGTATGCGGCCGGTTACATGTACGCCACGGAGAAAATCACGCCGCGCTTTGTCCCGTTGCAGGTGGTTTTATCCCGCTACGAGCTGAATCTGGCCCCCGGTGACGCGGAAACGGTCACGGTGACAATTCTCCCCGAATACGCGGAAGATAAAACCTTTACGGTAACTACATCGGATCAAACAATCGCGACCGTCCGGATAGTAAACGGCGATATTCTGGTTACGGGCATGAAGCGAGGTACCTGTTCGGTCACCGTTACGACGACTAATGGCGTCAGTGCGGTGATAAGCATAAAAGTGGTCGCGGTAATGAAGTTCATTACCCGCATCGACAGTGCAACCAGGCCAATATTCTTTGCTCATATGGACGAGGGTTTCACGGTTGACTATGGCGACGGCATTGACAGCCGGGATTACCGTTTCGATCCCGCCAGTGAAGCTTCAGGTTGGGTTATTCCTACACGTGAATTAGTACAGGGAAAGGAATACACCATCACGGTTAAGAACACGGAAACTGCCTGTCTGCGCAGCCGTTTATCTAATTATTCTTCGAAACTGAACCCTGTTGTGGAATTGATTAGTGTTACAGGGGAAAGAGGTCATCTTTCAGGGTTCGCTTTGGATACCACCGGATTAATGGCTATTCGTCCCGGAGCATTTGACGATTTGCCAAACGTGAATAACTGCAAAAATATTTTTACCCACTGCTCGTCGCTTACAGGTATTCCGGCATCGTTGTTTTCTCGCATGAAGATAGAGGATTTTTCAGACGCATTCAGAGGGTGTACATCGCTTACAGAGGTTCCATCGGGGCTATTTGCAAACCAGCCCGATGCGATCGACTTCTCATCGGTATTTGCAGGCTGCACCAGCCTGATCAGTATCGGCAATAATCTGTTCCACAGCTGTGTATCTGCGGTGAATTTCAGTTACGCGTTTGATGGTTGCTCAATGCTTGCAAATATCGGCACGGGAATATTTACAGGATGCGGTTCAGCAGGGACATTCTCTTATAGCTTCAGGGCGTGTAAAAATCTTCTTGTCTTGCCTGCTGATATGTTTGCGGATGTTCCGGGCGGCGCATTCACCGGCGTATTCCAGAATTGCACGGCACTGACGGCAATTCCCGCCAACCTGTTTAAAACATGTTCTGAAGCGAATCATTTTGGCGGTGCATTCACTGGCTGTTCGCAGCTTCTTTCTGTTCCTGCCGGTCTGTTTGCTGGTCTGTCGAAAGTGACCTATTTCGGCACGGTCTTTTCTGGTTGCAGTTCGCTGAAAACGGTCGGCGCGGGTTTATTTGCCGGGTGCAGCCAGGCGCAGACATTCGCTTCTGCATTTTACAGCTGCCGCTCTCTTGAAACTGTAGCGAAAGATATTTTCAGCGGCTGCGTAGAGGTGACGACCTTTGCCAGTACGTTTTATGGGTGCAGCAGCCTGACGGCGCTCCCGTCTTTTACTGACTGCGCGAAAGTCACCACTTTCTCATACGCTTTTGCTAACTGTGGATCGCTCACGAAAATTGATGCAGATGCTTTTGCTGTTAAAGCGCTGGTCACGACATTCACATACGCTTTTGTAAACTGTACTTCGCTGGTTTCTGTGGGGGACGGCGCTTTTCGGGGATGTAGCGCGTTAACCAGCCTGGGCTATACGTTTTCAGGTTGCCGCTCTCTGGTTTCTCTCGCGGGAGATATGTTTGCCGGTTGCGCCAAAGTGACAGCCGTCGATTTCTTATTCGACAAGTGCTCCGCGCTGGTTGAACTGCCAAAAGAGCTATTCAGCGACATGGTGTCCTTGAAAGGCATGGGATCGACTTTCCGGGATTGTACTGCACTCATCTCGCTACCATCCGGCCTGCTTGATGGTTGCATCAATCTCACTTCGTTAACGCTGACATTCTCGGGCTGCACCTCACTGGCGTTATTGCCCGGCGATTTGCTGAAAAACAACATTCTTCTGTCCGGCGCCGGATCGACGTTTTACGGTTGCACCTCACTGGTAAATATTCCGCCGACGCTGTTCGCGTCCTGCTCGCTTATTACCTCGTTTGGCGCCACGTTCCAGAATACCGGCGTGGAGGAAATACCGGAAAACCTGTTCAGCGGCAACCCGCTGGTGACCTCTTACGGCCAGACTTTCAGGGGCTGTAAAAACCTGCGCTCAGTGCCAGCCGGTCTTTTTGCCGCCAGCATAAGTGCCACGGTATTCACGAATGTCTTTTCGGAATGCAGTGCGCTGGAAGTCGTCGGGGCGGGATTACTCAACACCACGGCGGTAACGACGGTGGGTTATCTGTTTGACGGCTGCGCGTCATTACACAGCGACGTTAACACGATATTTAATCTTGCGAGTTACCCGGAGATTGTCACCACAACGGCAATATTCAGGAGCTGCGCATTACTCGCCGGCAAAGGCCTGGTATTTATGGGCAAAGTGCCGAACGTCACCGCGCACTATTACGCGTTTTATGCCTGTGCGGGCCTGGACGATTACGACGATTTACCCGGCAACTGGATAACGAACAAACTATGAAAACATTCAATCAATTAAAAAGCCTGATCGACTTTTGTCAGACCGATGCGTTTTTCCTGGAACACCTGAACCGGCTTCAGATCGCTGGTGTGATTTATCTTGATGAAGGCGATATCGATGCTGACCGCAAGACCGTGAGTGATGATTTTTATGATCAACTTGCCAGCGTGTACGGCATTGAGCCAGAAACAAAAAGTGAGGAGGTATAATGGCCACGGGACTGACACTAACTACGGCGGGCGCCGCCGAAATCGAGGCCGCGTATCAGGCGGGGGAGGTGGTGGATATTACCTCCGTGCTGATCGGCGATGGTGGCGGCGTGACATTGCCGACCGATCCCGATGAGCTGGCGGCGGTGACGGCGCTTTTTGGACAGTTTGGCCGTGAAACCTTTGACTCTGATTCAAGCTATGAGGGGTTTATCAGCGGGCAGATCGTTATCAACTGTCAGGATTATCCGGGTAAAACGCTCAGAGAAGCGGGGCTGGTCAGCGCTAAGGGTACGCTCATCGCTTACGGCACATACCCGGCGACATACCTCCCGGCGCAATCGGATTCCATTATCAAAGAGATCATTCTGACGCTGGTGTTGACGCTGACGCACAGCTCAAATGTGCAGCTCGTTATCGATCCGACACTTGCCACTATCACGCTGGAAACGGGCGATAAACGTTATCTGCGGCGAGCACAAAATCTTGCTGATTTAAACGATACAGAAGAGGCCCGGGAAAATCTGGAGCTGGGAAACTCAGCCACGCGGGACGTGGGCACCGAGACGGGAACGGTAGCTGCGGGGGATGACTCGCGGATCACCGGTGCACTTCAGAAAGAAAATAATCTTTCCGATCTGAGCGATACATCCGAAGCCCTTAAGGCGCTGGGACTCAACAGCGACGGAGCGGCCTATAAGGCAATTGTTGACGCCATTTTTTATGTCGGAATTGTTGTCTCTGGCGAGCAAAGTCCAGCGGAGCGGTTCCCCTGGCAGACATGGACTGACTTAAGCGAAACCTTTGCGAATAGGGTTGTTAGGATTGGCTCTCATTATGGTGTGACCGGCGGCAGTAATAAGGTCAAAATTGAAGCCAATAATCTCCCGCCGCACTGGCACCGGTCTGGCGACCGATCTCCGGGGGCTACATGGGATCCAAACACGACACACGGCACAGATAACCAGAAAAGCGGTCCGCTAGCCCTCACTGATGGGACTTACACTGATATGAAGGGCTTAACGGAATCCACAAATGAGTCGATTGATGTGACTAACGAATATGTTAGCCTCTGCATGTGGATACGCTCAGCATAA